TCTACAAAATCAATTTGACATTGAAAGTGGTGGTGCTGATAAATTCAATAAGATTAAGATAAGCAACACAGATTTAAATTACATTCAAACTGGTATGTCACCAACTGACTTAAAACTATTAGAGGGCATTATGTCTTCATTACGTTTAATTTGTTCAGCTTATGGTATGCCAAGCGTATTATTTAACGATAATGAAAAAAGCACATATAACAACGTATCTGAAGCACGAAAAACTGCTAACATAGATGTTTATATACCTTTAGCTAAAAAAGTTCTTAAATCAACTACAATGTTCTTAAATGAGCGTTTAGGTAGTGATGAAAACATTACAATTGACATTACCAGCATTGAAGAACTTAAAGCAAGTACAAACAAAGTGCTACAAGCTATAAATTCAATGCCTAACAACGTGGCTCAGTTATTTGTTAACAGTATGACAGTTGATGAATTAAGAGCGTTAGGATACCTTGAAAGCATAAATAACGATACGTTAATATTAGACAATGGAAAAGAAACTAACAACCCAGCAGATTAAGAAAATTAAGGTGCAAAAGCTAAAGCAACTTAAAGACAAACAAATCATAACCAAATGAACGACTTTATTAAAGAACTTATAGCGAACAAAGCAGAACATATTGAGTTTAAAAAGGCTCAATTTAAAAGTTGTGATGCTTCAATGTTAGTTGGTAATTCAGTTAACACAATAAACAAAGCGTTAACTACGTCTACTGATGGTGATACTGACACTATCTTAAAGCGTACGATTATCGGTAACACTTACAATTGGTTAGACTCACACAATGACGTTCACGTAAAGAACACATTTAAAAAGTCTATTGATGAACGACAATCTAAGATTTGGCATTTACACGACCACATACAACAAAGAGATGCACAAATAGGTAAAGCCACTAAAGTTTATGAAAAAGAGGTTTTATGGTCTGACTTAGGCGTTAATAAGTTAGGTACTACAACTGTGGTTGCTATGGACACAAACATTCTAAAGGACTATAACCCAATGATGTTTATGCAATACAAAGAGGGTGATGTTGACCAGCACTCAGTAGGTATGTATTACGTTAAAATAGACTTAGCAGTTAACGATGCTGAAGAGGTTGAAGAGTATAAAGTTTGGAATGAATATATTAACGAAATAGGCAACAAAGAAAAAGCCATTGAAAGTGGTTATTTTTGGGCAGTAAAAGAAGCAAAACTAATTGAGATAAGCGCAGTTTTAGAGGGTAGCAATGAGTTAACCCCTACAATTGAAGCTAAAGATATTGAGCCATCGAAAGATACTCATAAAACCGAGCCGTCTGTTGACACTCAAACTGAAATAGTTGACAAAGAGTCAACTGTATTTATTAACCCATATTTAATTTAAAAATATGTTTACATTAAAAACTTACCTTTCTGATAAAGGTATTACAAAAGAAACTTTCGATGCAATGTCAGCAGAAAATAAAGCTGAGATTTTCAACGAAATTAACGAGTCTAATGCAGTAGCTTTTAAAGCACTTACAGACCGTACGGAAGTAACAGAAAAAGAAATTTCTGAAGCTAACAAATCATTACTTAACATTCAATCTGAGCAATTAGCACAATTGAACAAAGCGTTATCTGCACAAGGTGTAGCTATCAAAAAATTAACTGAAGCTGAGAAAGCTGAATTGCCAACTATGAATGTTCGCAAATCTTTAGAGTCTAACAAAGAGATGTTAGAAGCTATGAAAAACTCTCGTACTTCTGAAGGTGTTACTTTCAAAGCAGTTGATACAATGCTTATCTCTTCTAACGTATCAGGTGGTAATGTACCAGTTGAGCAAAGATTAGAAGGACTTAACACTATTGCTTCACGTCAGATTCGTTTATTAGATGTTGTATCTCGTGGTACTGCTACTTCTAATGTTATCTCTTGGGTTTATCAAGCTAACAAAGAAGGTGGTGCTGGTGGTACTGTTGAAGGTGCTTTGAAAAACCAAATTGATTTTAATTTAGTTGTTGCTTCTGAGAATGTTAAAAAGCGTACTGCTTTTATCAAAATTTCTGAGGAAATGATTGGAGATATTGATTTTATGGCTTCTGAGATTAACAACGAATTGATGCGTGAGTTACTTAAAGATGTTGAGGCACAAGTTTACGAAGGTGATGGTACTGGTGCTAATCTTAACGGAATTAAAACAGTTGCTACTGCTTTTGATGCTGGAACTTTTGCTGGTGATATTGACAACGCAAACGAAGTAGATGTACTTACTGTTGCATCAAACCAAATAGCTTTAGCTGAACAAGAAATGCCAAGTCATATCTTTATGAATCCAAGCGACATTACTGCTTTGAAAATGGTTAAGGTGTCTTCAACTGACAAGCGTTATGTTGAGCGTTTAGCAATGATTGCTGGAGCATTATCTTTAGATGGTATTCCAATTATCGGTACAACTTTAGTTACTGCTGGTCAATATCTAATTGGTGCTTTTGAAATGGCAACTGTTTACGATAGAGGTGCAGTATCAATTGAAGTTGGTCGTGACTCTGATGACTTCACTAAAAACTTAGTTACAGTATTAGCTGAGTGGAGAGGTGCAGTAGTTGTTAAGAATAACAACCGAACTGCATTTGTTAAAGGTGTATTCGCTACTGATAAGGCTTCTTTAGAGACTGCATAATCATAACAATTAAAAAGGGGTAGAGATAGTCTTTACCCCTTAATTAAACAATAAAAAACAAATGTCAATAATTAAAGTAACTGATTTTGCACAAGGTAAGTATGTAATACCTACCAACCCAATGCAAACAACCGATTTACAAACGTATATAGATGATGCACAACGCTCATTCTTATTGCAATTGTTGGGTGTTACTTTATACGACTTATTTATTGCTGATTTGGTAAATAATGTGCCACAATCAGCACGTTTTATTAAAATCTTTGACCCTTTCACAGACCAAACGAAAGATGTTTTAACTATTTCAGATGGTATGAAAGAGATGTTAAAAGGGTTTGTTTATTATATTTATCTGCGTGACTTGGTTAACAGAGCCACAACTACTGGACTAACAAAAACTTTGTCTGAAAATACAGAGAATGTTAGTAGTGTTTGGTTTGATTTAAATCGAAGATACAACGAAGCCGTAGAAACTTATAACGTAATACAAAACTACATTTGTGTAGTTAACCCTGAAAACTACAAAGAATTTAATGGTATATTTTTAGACTACAACCAACCTTATTAATGGCAAACTTAGTAAACATATTAAAAGACGTAATTTCACTAATTGACTTAGATATAAAAGTTCTAAGAGTTAGTGGTGTTCGCTTACAATTATGCAAGACTTTACACTTAACTATTGGTAAAATTATTACTGATACTGCTGGAATGAAGTTTAAAATTACTGACTTTAAAGATAATGATTGGATTGAAATAGAGCCTTTTGAACACACTAAAAGTTTTGAGGGATTGGTTGTTACTTGTCCACCAATTACTTTTTTACACGGAAGTCCAAGTTCTGTAAATAGCGAATACGCACAAGTAGACCAGCAAACACTAAACAAAACCCCTTTCATTTGGTTATTAGAGCCTTATGATGAAAATGATGGGGACATTGATAGTGCATTAGATTGTTCATTTAGTGCAAGACTATTCTTTATGGATTGGGCGTACAATCAAGGGTGGCAAAATGACCAGCACAACACAAATGTGATTGTGCCTATGAGCAACCTAAGAGATGCGTTTAAAGAGGTTATTAATAATAGTTATTCATTTAGAAGCACAACTATTGTTAGAAGTAACCCACGAAGCAGATTTGGTGTAGTTATAAGTAACAAAGGGAGTAGTAAAACGATAATAAACGAAGATTTAAGTGGTATTGAGGTAAATGTAGATTTAGATTTATTTGATACTGATATTTGTAAATGTTAAACTTTTTAAAATAAATAAATATGGCAACTGGAATTTGCTCGTGTGATGCGCCAACTTTCCCATCAATGGGAAGACCGAACTGCGTAATTGAAATGAGAACAATGGCTTTCCCTATTATCTTTCCAAGATATAAGGCTGATGGCATCACAAGAAATGAAATAGACGTAACGTCTGCTACAATTGGTGCAGACATTCAAGCGTTGTTACTTGCTACTGTTGATGCAGAAAGCAGACTTTACCCATTCCCAAGAATTGAAGAGCCAACGTGGGAGCGTTCGGATTCAGTAACTGAAGATGCGCCAAGTGGTCGCTCTTATAGAATCTTTGGACAAGGTGGAGTTTATACTTTAGCTTTTAAAACGTATGCTAAAGATGCAGTAGCACCTTTGTTAAAACAAGCTGAGAGATTAGGTTGTTCTGACTTTGACTTCTTTTATGTATCAGTAGATGGTAATATTTGGGGAGAATTAGATGGTACTAAGCTAAGAGGTTACAAAGCTAACTCTGACTCTTACGATACATTCAAAGAATTTGCAACTGATTCAACTGTTGAAAAATTAAACGTAATGTGGGATTTAGACCAAGACGTAGCTTTAGGTAACTCTTATGCAATTACTGCTGAAGAATTAGGTTACAAAGCAACTACTTTGACTGGTAATATTACTGCAACTCAAACGCTTAGTGCTGGGTCTGATGTATTAATTACTGATTTAGTATCTGATGCTTTCGGAACTGCTAACAATGCTGGTAATGTAACGGGACTTGTAACTGGTGATTTTACAGTTACAAACACAACTACATCATCTGTACTTTCTGTGACTGTAACTGAGCCAATAGCTGGAAGTGGTAACTATAACATAGCTATACCAGCACAAACTGCTGGAGATGTTATCCAAGTTGAGATAGCTAAAGCTGGTTATGATGTTACACTTAACACAGTAGTTGCTCTTTAATATGAGAACTATCGAACACGCTGGAGTAAAGTGGAACAAAGACTTAATTAAGTCGTATAGTGAAGAGGGTTTTATTGCTCAATTTAAAGGTAATGTAAATCACAACACTTTACGCAACCTTTGGAAAATAGTACATAATAAAAGTGTACCAAACTACGAGGTTAAGGAGTCAAAACCAAAGCGTAAGAGGATAAAAGAAGAGTCAAAAGCTAAAAATAAAGCTAAAGATAATTCAAAATCCTAACGGAAAATCAACTGAAAACCCTCTATTTTAATTAATAGGGGGTTTTTTTTGTGTTTTTTTTTGGCTCTATAACCCTTATAAACATTGACATTTTAAAAATACTTTAAAAAAAAGTATATAAAAACTTGTGAGAACTAAACAAAGTATATATATTTGAACTGTCACTAAGGCACACAACTAAAATTAATTATTATGAAAAAAGTAGAATTAACAAAACCACAGCAAGAAACATTAGCATACGCAATTAACTCTTATTTAGATTATATTGAAGGAGAAGAGGGGGTAGGAAGAGAGGTTAATATGATGCTTAAAGTATTAGACAAATTAGAAGCAGAAAGAAAATCTTGTTAATAATAAACAAAGGGAGGTGAAAGCCTCCCATAATTAAAACAACTAAAATTAATTATTATGAAAACAGAAAAAAGACAATATCGAAAAGTAGGAGTTGCAGGAGGATTTGTAAATCAGATGATGGGAAACAATTCAACAGAGCCAAAAGTAGGAGAGGGAGCGACAGAGTTAATGTACTCCGATAGAAATCCATACGAGGTTTTATCAGTAAGTGAAGATGGTAATGAATGTCAAATCCGT